TGTATTTGAGCCGCCTTTACCGCCACCAGATGAAGTTATAGTACTGGCAACAGAATTAGAGCCATTAGCATCAACTGCACCGCCTGCTCCAACCGTTACAGTAAAAGAACCACTTAAAGATAAATTTTCTGTTCTAAATCCACCAGCCCCACCACCACCGCTGGCATTACCACTACCACCACCAGCTCCTCCAGCTACAACTAAAATATCAGCAGTTATGCCTCGCGGATAATTTTGGCTTGCAATAATCCCTAGTAAACTCATTACGCTATATCTCCTACTACCAAAAATGTATTTGATGCTGTGCAGATAATAGATGCGGCAGATTTGTTAGCGCGTAGTTTAGGCGCGCTAGAGGTTGCACCTGTGCTAGTTATTGTTACACCTGCGCCTTGCGCTAGCGTTACTTGGCCCGCTCCGATCTGCGCTATGTTTATTACATCACCCGCGCTAAAAACGCTAGGCGGTACAGTTAAAGTAATAGGGCTTGCGTTATTAAGTGTCACTAGCTGGTTGAGGTTGCCTGCTACTAAAGTGTAAGTAGTGCCTGTTTCTGCATCAAACTCTAGTTTTAATCTAAGTACAGCTGTACCGCTGGTAACGCCGCCTGATAGCCCTGAGTCTGTGCCTGTAGTAATGCCCTCTATATCACCTGTTGCGCCGCTAGCAACCCACGCGCTACCTGTGTAATACCATAGGCTGTTATTATCTTTCGTAAATGCAAATTGCCCTTCCTGTGGGCTAGTTATTGCAGAGTTTCTCGCAGCCTCAGTAGCAAAAACTAAAATACCTTGCATTAAATACCCGTTTACATCCGCGGCAGTTAAAACCTCACCTGTGGTAAAGGTCTTAAATCCTAAGCCCGCTGCCATAGCATCTCCTTAATAAGCAAGTACGCCTGTGTCTAGCAGGCCGTATATGCTTGAGTCTAGTATAAAGCCGTCTATTATCGGCTCTAGTGTTGTTAGTGTCGTTTTCCAGCTGCTGGGCGTAATTGCCATAGCCACGCCAAACACCTGCAAAGTCTTAGTTAAAGTAGATGAGCCCGGCTGGTTTGTAGTAATTGTTATAGGGTCAAAAAAATCTAGATCTAGGGCCGCGATTATGCCGGCATTATAGTTATCTGTGTATAAATCTAGGGTAATGGCATCACATCTTATAGACGTTTCTTTACGGCTAGCTACATAGGCTTGAGCGTAATCTAGGGCTACCGCGTCTGTCTGCATTAGTAAATTTTGTTGGTTATAGCTATGTGTAAAGTACTTGGCAATAGAAGCTGCATCTGTAGCTACCTGTGTAGTACCGCCTGTACGCGTAATGCTAGCAGCGTTAAACACCAACGTATCATCTAAGCGCCAAACAGCGTTAAAATAGCCTATAGCCGTGCCGTTATCGTTAAACACGGTAGGTGTGCCGCCTATGCTAGCCGTGGTCACGTTTCTATCTTGAAAGACAAATGAGCCTGTAGCATCTACATAAAAAGCCCCGTACTCACTTAGGGTTACTGTGTTAAGGGCTGCAAGGCTAGTGCGCGCTGTGCCGGGGTCTGCCTGCATTGTAGTTAGCCCTGCATCTACGTCACGCATAGAGCTAGGCCAGCCTATTTGATCTAATATTTGATTAACACGCGTACCGCTTAAATCTCCAGCGGTTGCCCCTGCTACCGTTGCTATCTGTGCATTTTGGGCAAGTCTAAACGCATCTACCGCCGTAATCGTGGTATAAGTAACCTCATCTGCGTTTTTAGGTGTAGTAGTAGTGTAGCTAGTGATAAAGCCGCTAAAGATAGGGTATGTAGTACTAGCGTAAGTAGCTGTTATTTGCACTTTGCGCATAGGGTCTAGCAAGCCATAATATGGGCCGCTAGTATTTTGTGGGTTAAAATCGCCGTTTTGGTCAACGATACGCATAGTTAGCGTACCTGTCTGGAATTGGTCAGCCTGTGGGTTACGGCCTCTATTTGTTTGTATTGTATCTACTACGTTAGACACATCTACAATTACTGCCGCGCTATCTGCAAGCACGTTCGTATCTAGTATGCCTGTATCTAAAATCATAGCCTGGGCAAAACTAGGCCCGGTACTAAAGTTAATAACAGCGTTTATTACTGGCAGGGTCATAGGCCACCGGTGTAACGCAGCGGATCACCTTTACGCTCTAGGTCTAATATGGCTTTTTGTACAGCTTGGCTTATTGTGTCCTCACTACCTACTACGCCTGCGTTTACTGTTATGTAGTTATCACCCATCCTAAAGCGCGCAGGGTCAAAGCTAGAGCCCGGGCCTATACCGGGTGTATCAAATGTACCCATAGCTCTTAATCTTGCTTGCTCATCACCTAACATACTCTCCATAAAAGGTTGCGCTAATAATGTGTCTATATGCTCTTTTAATAAAACGTTAATACCTGTGCCGGGGTCTGTAGTTGCTCGTAGTGCTAATAAAGTTGCAATAGCACCGCCGCCGCCACCTGCTCCAGCTCCAGCTCCACCGCCACCACCAGCACCACCAGCACCACCACCAGCACCAGCACCAGCACCAGCACCAGCCACTATAGGCAATATTTTTAGCCCTGCCATTTTCATTAACAGCGCTAAGGCTTCATTTAGGTTTTGTAAATCTATAAGCTGTTTTGGCTTGAACTTATCTAAAATATCGTTTATATCTTGCAGCTTAAATTGCTGGCCTTGCAGAGCGCCTAGTATCGCTAGATCTATATTAAGTTTTTTAGCAAGGCGCGTAGCAGCCTCTACATCTTTAGCGGCTATAGCATCCTCAAGCTCTGCCATAGTTTTTTTAATAGATAGGCGGGTTAAGTCATTGGCTAGTTGTAGTTTTTGCTGGTCTGTAGCGTTTGCGCCTAGTTTGTTTATTTCATCTTGTTTAGCTAGTAGTGCTGCCTGTACCTGTATTTTGTCTAGGTCAAATACATCTGTACCTTTGCCTAGAGCTAGGGCAGCCTTATCTAGTTTGGCTTGTATTGCCTTCTCATCTGTTATCTTTTTTTCATTTTTTAATTTATTAGCCGCGTTATCTTTTTCTGCTTTGCCTAAGGCCTTGGCAGCTCTAAGCCGCGCTCTGCCGCGTTCTTGCTCTTTTAATGATTCTTTACCTGCTAGCCTGGCGCTTGCTTGATCCATTGTAGGCACAAGCTCGCCGGTAACTATAAAGCCTACGCCTCTAACTAATGCCTCAAAGATATTTAATAAACCCTGAGCAGCGCTGCTATCTTGTATGCGTTGAAATTGGCTAATAATTTTATCTGCAAAACTTACAGATCCTGCCGCTGTCTTGCCTAGCGCTTCTCCTAAATTGATAATTTTTACCTGTAAATCATCTATGCTTATGCTGGCATCATCAAGACCGCTTACTAAACCTTCTCCTAGCTTTTCTTTAGCCATATCTACAGCCTCGGATAACCTAGCCATCCTGCCTGCGTATGTGTCTACTGCGTTAGCGGCTGCACCCTTAAAATTATTGTTTAGAGTATTTAGTACCTCATCAAACTTTTTACCTTTCAACTCAGCTGTAGTAAATCCTATGCGTAGTTTTGCTAACGCTGTAGTTTCGCCTTTGTACGCTCGTGCTAGCGCATTACTTACGGTCTGTAAATCTTTGCCTGTGCCTAGACTTACATCTAGCGCGGTCTGCAATAATGCTTGCGCTGTGCTGGCATCACCTGTGGCCTGTGATAATGACACAAAGGCGTTAGTTAAATCGCCGCCTGCCTTGCCAGTAGCTAAGGCTAATTTGTCTATAAATTGCCCTATAAACGGTGATGCAAAACCTAGATTAACTGCGTTTAGTTGCGTTGCTAATAGTTTAGCTTCTTTTTGGCTATCGCTAAATGCCTTTACACTTTGCTTACCAAATCTAACTACAGCGCCTACGCTAAATGCCAAACCTAGACTTTTAGCTAAAGTTTTTACGCCTTTACTTAGTTTTGTAGTAGCAGTTTCGGCTTCCTTAAACGCTTTTTTGCCTGTGAACTCAGAAGCTATATTTACTACTACTTGCGGATCTACAGCCATTATTTTACCGCTTTCATAGACCTATCAAATATCTGTTTTGTAACCTCTAGCGCCTTTAACACAGCTGCGTTAGTTTTGCCGCCATCCTCAGCCCAGGCGCGATACAACGCGCGGCCTTTTAGGTTGCGCCCTCTTTTAGCTGCACCTGTTTGGTTGTTGGCATCTACTAGCCTGCCTGTACCATTAAGCGCATCTATAAATTGTTGCCTAGCGTTAGGATTTGCGCTCATATTTTTTTGACTTGCGCTAGCAGTAGACCGCCCGGCTATTTCGTAAATTGCGCCTGCCGCGCTTTTATTTTCTATACGCGCTAACGAAGTAAATCCTTTGCTGTTAGCTTTACTAGGCGTAGTTTTATATCCTATCTTGCGCCTTGCCTCCGTAGCATCATATTTTGGAAATGGTTTATATTTAACATCACTAGATAGCGGCTTTGACCAACCGCTTAATACTGTGCTAGGTATAAAGCCTCTAGCTTTATTTGTAACAGGCTTTAACAGCTCGCCCATCTCTTTTTGTATCGCCTTAGCTAAATCCGGGGCATACTTGCGTAAAGCTTTGCGAGCCTCAACGCCGCCTCTTACCTCGGTTGGCATCCTGCATCTCCTTAGCCCTATCGGTTAAAACCTTTAGGATATTACTAAACATTACATCATCTAGATCTAGCAAGTACTGGGGCGCTATGCCTGTTTCTACCGCAATTTGTGCGATTAAATAGCCAAAACTACCGCGCCCCACTACTCCAAAGGGTTATCGTCTGTAACCTCAACTTTAGCTAAGGTTTCCAAAAAATCTGCCCCAAATGGTTTTACTACTTCGCCGCTAGTGCGTAAGCACTCCCAGGCTAGCCAGTAAACATCACTTTGCTTCTCATCATCTCTAAAGGCTTTGTGAAAACCTTTTTTAGCATACTGCTCAAAGGCGTACTCAATACGGGGCGTAATCTTATGCTCGGTTACGCTGCCGTCTGCCCTTGTTATTTTAAGTTTTGCCATTTTGTGCCCCTTTGTCTAGTGGTTAAGGTGTTACGTCTACTACGATAGGTGAGTTACAAGTAAATGTAATGCTCTGTGTGCCAATATCCGCAACAGCGCCGTTAATGTCTGTTGTATTGTTTACCAAAATTGTAGTTTGATATTCTGGGTTAGTTGTAGATATAGCGGCGCTAGTTTGCTTAAGTGTTAGCGGTACAGTAGTACCCCACGCAGCTTGCAACGCGGCGCGTACTGCACCTGAACCGCTTGCTGCATTATCATTTAGAAAATCAAGCGTAATAGTGCTTGCCTCTAAACCTTTTACAAACTTATGAGCTGTGTCGCCCATAGCTGTAACTTCAAGCTCATCAAAGCTACGGTTAATAGTTGCGCTAGTAACGTGATCCGACAGGTCCACGCTGTTCAGCGTGACTACTACGGTGTTAGAAAGAAAAATTGCCATTTGTTATACCTCTGTTTCTTGTGTCGGTGTTTCTACGGGTGTTTCTTTTTTCTTTGTTTCTTTAACCTCTTTAGGCAATTCTTGCCCTATCTTGATTAGAAACGCTTTATCTTCGTCTGTTAGTGCCATTTTAGCTCCAGCTCGTTAGTACGGATATTTGTAAATCACTTGTGAGCAAGTCACCGCTTGGCAGCGTTAAAACGCTAGGTGCAGTTACAGCGGTAACGTTAAATACAATACTGCTAGCGGCCAATTTATTAAACACGGCTACTATCGTATCCTCTATGCCTTGCAGGTTGCCTTCATTAGAAAACATAGGCACGGTCATAATAATCTTAAAATTAGCCATAGGCGCTATAGTCGCTTGCTTATTATTGCTAGGCGTAAGGTACGGGTCTGCCGGTGCTACTACTACGCTGTTAGCTACTATTGTGCTAGGTGGAAAACTAAAAGTACTCCAAACCGCATTATTAGCTAGTGCAGCGGCTATAGTAGATCTAAGCGTAGTTATCGCGGCTGGCATTATCCGACCATAGCGCTAGGGTTTAGATACGGCGCTAGTAGGCCGCGTACAGATGCCATAAGGGTATTACTCATCTTAAATGGGCTAGGGCTAAAGCCATCTACGCTTACCCCGCCAGCCTGTGTGCTAAAGCGGCTAGTCCAAATATTCTCAGCTATCATCAAAGCAGCAGCGTTAATTGCAGGTGTATTAGCGTAGCTTGCGGTCTTTGTATCCTCACCCGTCATAGTGCCGCTAGGTACTACGCGCCTAAAGTTTTGATTACTAGCTGTTTTTGCATACTGTATAAAGCTATAACCCTGTGGGTATTGGTAATAATTAAGCTGTAAATTAAACGCTGGTAAAAGGCTAGTGCTACCAGAGCTAAAAGGTAGGGTGCTGGTAATTGTGTAGCTGCCGTTAAAAGTAGCGCCAGCCCCGGCTACTGTGACGGTTTGACCAGTAGTAAATAGGCCGGGGTTGGCTATCATTACCGTAGCTACGTTACTTACTAACGCTGTCCCAACTACAGGTGCAGAGTCAAACCATAAAAAACCGTTTATTAGATCTTGTGCCGCTTGGCAAGTGTCCTCTATCCAAGTGTAGCTATCGTACAAAGTGCCTACGCCAAGTGATGCTTTAAGTGTTGCAGCTGTAACGTATGTGGCTGGCATATTTGTACCTTTCTTTGTAGGTCTGGTAGAGCCAAAGGGCTAAGGCCCTACCAGACTATTAGTTATTTATTAGCTGATATTTAGGCGGCAGATACCGTATGGGATCTTGGCAATAGTTGCCATAAAGCCGTAAATAGCTACCTGTACTTGTAGGTTTGATACTACGTTTACGCTCATATAAGCCTGTGGGCTTTCATAAACAGTAAATGCCTCTGGCGCAAGAATAAACGCAGAGTTATCATTAACTCCAGCGGTCATAAATCTATCTACATAAAGATCTAGACCTAATACGTTACCGCGTACAGAGTTATTACTTACCATACCGGCGGCGTTAGCAAGTGCTGCCGCGTTTGGCTGGTAAGCGTTGAAAATTGGGCGGCCTGTGCTATCTACTGCACCTAATAGCAGGTTATAGATACCGGTGCTGCCTACAAAGTTTTGTGCAAAATATCCGCTGTTTTTGTAAACGTTAGCGGTACTTTCCGCGGTGTAAGAAATTAAACCTGCCGCTGTAGCTGCTACGCCTGTGCTTGTAAAGCCTGTTGCGTTAATTGCAGTAATTACCGCTTGATCTGTTGCGTTCATATAAGCAATTTGGAGCTGATTAGTCAATTCTGCAAAGAATTGTGGATTATCTGTGCGCTCTAGCAACTCAACAGAAAGCGTATTCATACCTGAATACTTATTTACAGTACCGGTTAAATACTGGGTTACCATACCTGTATTGGCTACAGCCCCGGCCTCAGCTTCAACGGTTACTACAGGTGCTACACCTGAAAGGCCGCCCTCTGAGTCTACAAGTGCAGGCACGTTAATTGTGTTGCCCTTAGGTGGCAATACGCCTTTAGAGCAGGCATCTACCGCGCTGCGTGGAAAACGTGTATTAGTAACAAACTCTGATAGATACTGGGTTGGGTTAAATGCAGGGTTTGTAGTCCAGCTATCATCTGCAGCTGTTACATATAATTTTGACTCCTCATTACCTAGAGCAGCTTTAATTTTATGCTCTGTGTAAGCGCCCATACTTGTAATAGGTGTGCGTACTCTTTGTGAGTTTAATGCACTTGGCTTAATAATTCTGCGCGCGGCTTCTACCGGTTCGGTAGCGCCCGCGGCCTCATCATCTTTATAGCTAACGCTCTTTAGCGTTACTGTTGCACCGTCCGGCAAATAAGTGCCTTCCGCTGCCATTTCGTCCGGGGCTTTGTCCACGGTTTCTCCTTTAGTTTCTTTGGGTTGGTTTGGATCTACTGCGTTTTCTTGTGCAGCAATTTTTAACACGGCAGCGCTTGGAAATGCAGCGCTCTCTACTAGAGATACCTCTTTTAAGGTAGCAGCCGTAACTAGCAGATAATCTTTTTCTTGGCGTGAGTCATCTACCTCAACGCCTACACTAAGCCCGTCCATTAATTGCTCCTGTGCAAGCAGAATTGCATCGCTACCCCTTGTGCTAGCACTAACCTTAAAGCTAGCATATAGCCCGGTCTTATTACTGGTAACGCTTTGCATACGGCCTACGGGCTTGCTGTTATCGTGTTGCATTAAAAGTTTTACTTTGCTTGGCTCTGGCACGGTTATAGAGTTTTCTGCAAACACTACGCGCCCGGCGCTTGTGTTGCCTACTTCTCCATACGGCGCAATTTTGCCGCTAATTGTGCGCCTATCGCCGTTATCTACTGCCTCTATATTGCCGCTAAACGTTAATAACATTTGTGGGCCTCTCTGTTAGTCCGGTTGGGCTTAACTCCTCCATACTTTGCGCTTGCTCTAGATCTATTAAACCTAAATTAAGCATTTTTTCTATAGCTTCCAAACGTGCCAAAGTATCAGCGCGTAAAAACGTTTCATCTAACGCAAACCTAACCTGATTACCGCGGCGTGTTACATCGTCCATACTCAAACGGTTTTCTATAGCGCTAATAAACGGCTGTAATGAGTAAGCTACAAACTCTTTGCGCCCGTCTATAATATTTTGGTAAGTCATTGAGTTATTCATATCCGCGCTTATGTAATATGCCGGCACGTTCATTAACCTGGCTATTTCTGTAGCTAAGTACTGTGATGCCTCGTTATACATCATTTCTTTAGGTGAATAACCCACAGTTTGATAATCTAAGGTGCTAGTTAAATAAGCCGTACTGCGTGAATTACGCGCGGCCTTCCACGCTGCCAGTAGGCCGCTAATTTGTGCCTCTGGTAAATCTGCCCCACTATTCTTAATAAACCCTGTAGCCATAGGCGTAGCAGCTGCAACGCTTGCCGCTTTTTGTATATCTAACGCCGCTTGTATTGTGCGCCCGCCGGTTTCTAATACGCCGGGTAATAAACTTTGGAAAGTAATTAAAGATCCTACGCCGCTATCTGGTACACGTTGCCCGTTTACAGAGTAATAGTCAACTTCATCGCCGTACTGATCTGTAGTTACTGTAACGCGCGTATTAGCTACCCACTCAAACCCGCTAGGTCTGCCGTCCTCCTCATACAAGCTAGTAACGCGCCAATAAGCAACGCCATATAGCAACAGGCTATCTACCGTGTAGCTAATTGTTACGCTACGCGGTTGTCTAATATCTGGTTGATCTAGCCAAACAGGCGTTTGTAATTTACGGCCTGTACTTTTTTGTATTAGCTCTAAATCTATACTTGCAATTACTCCACAGATTAAGTTACGGCATCTACTTACTGCCGGTACTTGTAACGCTAAGTTTCTATCTATAAACGGTATGCCGTTTGTATTGTATAAACCGCCAAAACTATAAACACCCGCGCCGTATGTCTGCGACATAATAGGCGGCGATAATTGCGCCTCTATGTCTTTTTTGCCTATGCCTAGTGTTTGCAGTAATCCCATAGAGCGTATTATTGCCTAAAGGTCAAGTATATCTTTACCATACGCCTTGGGCGTGTCTAGGCGTATACCTTAGCCTCAGCTACAGGTTGAGCCATTATGTGTATCACCATAGCTAGCCCTATAGGTATATCTACAGGCCCGGCAGACTTGCGCCTCACAATACGCCACGCATCCGGGGTCTGTTTAGCTGCACAGTTAGCCATTTGCTGTATTAAAGCATCTTGCCCGCTATGCCTTAGCCTGTTATTAACTAAAGCATCATACATATCGCTACAGGCGGTATAAAAGCTCTGTCCAGATACATCACGGGTTTGTACGCCTGCATTTTGTAGCCTCTGGGCAATACTGGCAGTAGTGTATTTGTCGTAGCAGACTAAACGCGGGTAATACAAATCTGACCACTTTTTTATACTAGCTGCTATAACTATTTCATCTACTGCTACCTGTGAGCTGTAGGTTTCTAGTACTGCCACGCCTATCTTGCCGTCAGGCAATACTTGGCCCATAACTAAGCTGGCATCTCGGCGGCTAGGGCTTACATCAAAGGCAAATACAGTAAGCGGGCCAGGGGCCATTTTTAGATTTATGTCGCTTGCATCCTCAACAGCGCCAAACGGCCAGGGGCTTTGTAGGCTGTCTATCCATTGGCTAAGGCTCTCTGTCCTAAATTGCTCTGTAGTCTGCACGGTAAGCGCCTCGGCTAGCGCATCCTCGGTTATTAGTATGCCTAGCGCCGGGTTAGCAGCTGCCCACGCTTTACGATCATCTAGGGCGCAAAATGGCGGGGCGCTATATTCGTAGTAGCCCATAGACGGCGGCGGGTTAGCCTGGCAGCGCTCGCGTAGCTCATTTAGCGTAGTGCTAAAGGCATCACCAGCATTACTTGCTAGCAAGGTTTGGCTATTAGGCTTAGCGCGGGTAACAGGTGTAGCAGCTGCAAAGGCTTCCTGTGTTATCTCGCGTAGCTCATCTATAAACAAGAAGTCAGCGCTAGCACCGCGCGAGCTGTCGCGTGTAGCAGCTCTTACATCTAGCCTAGCCCCGCTTTTTAGGATTATAGCCTCGTTACCGTTTGTATAAAGTATTTTTTTTAGTTGCTTCTTTAGCTCTGGGTTATCCTCTATTGCATTAGCTACTTCTCTAAAGGTAGTAAGGGCCATAGATCTAGCGGAGCTAATAATTATGTGGTTACGCTCATTAAACAAAAACAGGCCAGCTAATATACGCATACGCGCTAAATGTGTCTTTCCGTTTTGACGGCTTGTGATGGCAAGGCAGGTCTTGCGTACGAACATTTTATTTTTATCTATTGTGAGCATATCGTCTAGCACTAGGCGCTGCCAGGGTAAAAGCGGCAGCCCTATTTTCTCTGCTAGCTCTGCAACCTCGCCGCCGCGTGTAGGCCCAGATAACAAAACGTTATGCAGGCGCGGTTTCGCTAGCCCCCGGAGTGGCTGTTTAGGTTTGCTAGTCATTAGTTAGCGCTCTGTTCAGGCTGGCCCAAACAGGGTCCACTTTGTGGCCTTATGTCCGTTTTCGGGGATAAATTGCCAGAAAAGACAGGGGGGGTAGCCTTCTTAGCTAAAAAAACGCCTTGAGATCTATTGCCCTTAGATACGTTACAGCGCTTGCAACAGGCCACAGCATTATCAAAGCTCATTACTAACTCTGGGGCTTTACTTACAGGTATAACGTGGTCTACTTGGTCTGCATCTGCCCCACAGTAATAACAGGTGTAGCTATCTCTAGCTAATACTTGGTTTCTAAACTTATATCTATAAGCCCTGTTTACTCTAGGGTCACCGCGCTTAGACACGTTTTAATATGTCCTCATCTTGCGCTTCCACGCAACTATAACACCAGGCTTCGTAATCTCTGTGTCTGCTCCATATAATCTCGCTTTCATCACTAGGTAAGCCACAATGCTTACAAATTATTATAGCCATTAGTACCAACCTTTCTTTTTATGATGATCTAAAGCCTTACACGGGCTACCTTTATATCGTTTATCTATGTACTTTAGCCCTAAGTCTATCTGTTTGTAAGGGTTTGTTTCTTTTAGCTTTAACAGCTGTGGTATACCATATGCTGTAGATTTAGGATTAGTTGCTTTAGGCCGCCAATTACTCTCTTTAGTCCATAGCTTCTCTAAACATACAAATTGTCTATAATTGCCTATCTTGATATGTGCATAGATTTTGTAAGCATCTGTAGCATTTAGATCAGCGTAACTGGGTAAGGTCTGTAAAGATAGCGAGCTTACAAATAAGCATAGACCTACCCAACACCTTCGCAGCTTTAGCGAGCTATCGCCCTTCGGGGCTCGCTTGCAGCGCAGAAAGTGTAGCAAGGTAGTCAAGCATAAAGCGATTATGTGGATAACTTGAACGGGGCTTGGGCGTGTTGTCCACAGGTTTTGCGCCCCTGTGGATAACTTAATTAAGCACCTGTCTAGCGTTATCCACATCTACCATAGTTATATCTAGTAGCCCACATCTAGTGCATTGTAGGCATTTAACGTTAGGTGGCAGGTGATCAGATACTACGCGCTCTAGCTGTAGCGTTACGGTCTTGCATTGTCGGCATTGAGCCTCTATGTAAAGCATAGTTTCCATAGTCCTAATCTACGCGCTCAGGTCTAAAACAGGTAGCAAAATCGCTAGCTTTTACTTTTACTACTAAATCGGTTTCGTGTGTATCAGATCTAGTAAATAG